TGTGAAAACCGCTTTCGCGAAAATCAAAAACACCCCCTACCGGTCAAGCGTGCCTGCTGTTTATTTCGCGCTGTGTTTCGGCGGCGTGGCAGCTCTCGCATAAAACTGTTAGGTTTGTTTCATCAAGAAAGCGGGAAGGGTTTTGTCTTACCGGTTCTATATGATGTACATGCAGTTTTACACCAGAAGCGCCGCACCGAGCGCAACACTTATAAATTGAAAGCATTTTAGAACGCAGTTTGCGCCATTCTGGGTTGCTATAATCAGCGTACCTTGTAGCGCTTTTAAATGCGTTCTCTTTTGCTCTCTTGTCAGCGGCGGCGCGGTGTTCGGGGCAATAATACGGATCAATTATTGCAAGCTTATTACATCCGGGCCAGCCGCAAAGCTTTAATATCATTTAAGCGCCTTCTTAGGCACGACAACCGGAACAATAAGCCCAGCTATAATAACTACAAGTCCGAAGACAGCAGTAATAATTGTTTTTACGGTATCTTCTGCAACGCCTGCAAAGCCAAGAATAAAAGCGCCAAGCCCGACAAGAATAATTCCAAGCCAGACAACCCAAGTCTTAACAGACGGGTCGCGCTTCTCATACATGCCAGCAACAGCAAGCCCAGCGCCGAACATTGTTACGGCGTAGCCCAGAACGTCAGCAAGTGGAAACTTTGCAAAGTTCGACACGATAACACCGGCAATCATTACGATTAAACCGATAATCAAAAGAATTCGTTTTTTCATTCTTCTTCTACTCCTTGTACGTCAACAGCGTAACGCACGATTTTTTTCCAATACCACAAAGGCATTGAGACTTTATCTGTAGTCACATCATAAGTGACAATCAGATTTCCTTCTGTGTCGTAAGGCTGCGGAAATTCCGGGGCCTCACTTTTTTGTTTTTTTAAGGTTTGACAAGACGTTAATAGTAGCGTCAAAGTCAGCGCTATTATTACCAGTTTCAAAGCTTTCTTTTGCTTCGTTGTTGATTTTGTGTTGGTGTTCATTCTGTTTTATTTCCTCTTCCTTCTTCTGGTTGTCCTTTTTCAGCTTTTTGTTTTCAGCCACAAGATAACAAGAACCAATAGCAAGAAAAGCCATAATGACACATACAAGAACGGCAATTATAATTCCTAGAATCTTAATCACTTGTTACCTTCTTAAACTTATCAAGCGCAATGTTTGCGTCGATTGTCACAAACAAAGCTGCGAAAGTTCCGGCCACTGTGCAAAGTTCCGAAATTTCGCAGTTTGTAAAAACTCCGGTCCATTTCAAAACGGCGCCCACCAGCAGAATTAAACCTGCTACAATCTTTGCAAGCAAAGAAACTGTTTTTGCTTTCAGTCCGTTTTCTTTTTTTTCTTCTGTCTGTTCATCCATATTAAGCCGCCTTTACAAGTTTTATAATTCTTGCAGTTACCGAGTGCCCGTTTGTCAGGCAGTTAGAATGAAGCTTTGAATTGAACTTAACTTTTCCGTATTCAACGCCCACCCAGTGCCCCTGTTCTTCACTTGTAAGTGAAAAAAGAACTGCGCAGCGTTCTATATCTGCGAGCTCGTCAAGGCTCTTAATTTTGCGCTTTTCAACGATGTATTTATTGCCTGTTAAAGATTCAAGGAAAGGTTCTGCAAGAACTTTGCATTCGTCGGTAATGTTACCGCGTCGCATATTGTCTGAAACGATTTTTATAGCTTCCCCGTTTTCCGGGTCCAAGTGAACGCACCACATATAAGTAAAAGCAAGGCAAGCGGCTTTTCCTATCATAGAACAGCGGTTTGCTATGCTGTCGGCTAAGTCCTGCGGGTATTTCATGCGATACGCTCCTTTATATACATAATTGCAGTTTTAATTTCTGCAATATCAACTTTTACTTCATTGATCTCTGAATTGTTCTTTTCGAGCTCAATTATCCTTTTTTCGTGTTCTTCGATTTTCTGGCTTTGCTTTCCGGCTTTCCAGATTAAGCAGGCAATCGGAAGAACGAAAACTACTGCTTCAATTGTCAGGTACAAAACCTGTGCTTTATCCATGACTATTACTCCTTTCTATAAGTAATAGTCATTTTTATTTCATTCTGTAAAACGCCGGTTCAAGCCCGGCTTATTTACAGATACTGGATCAGGAAAGCGAAACGAACCCCGGCGTCGCTACTGGAAGCCGAATTGCCGCCGGCAATCCCGCCGCTGGTGCAGCCGCAGAAGCTCGCAGAATCAAAGTTAACCGGCGTAGAAAGCCACCACCAGCGCGAACAGTCTTCGTCTTTGTCGAAAGCGATTCTGTGATTTCCTTTCTTAAAATATTTAAGCTGTTTATCCTCGCAATTTGCAAATTCTGAAAACTCAGAAGCCCCGAAAACCTCTCCGACAGAAAGCAGGCGAACTTCTGTTATTTTTCCAAGTACACCCAGCGCACTGTTTAAGGCTTCTTTTACTTCGTTTTCTAAATACTGCGCAAGCTCTGTTTCTGCATAAACCTTGCATTCTTTTGTATCTACCGCGCCGTTGAAAATTACTCTATCCATGACAAACAGTAAATTGCCGTCTTTCTTCTGGATAAGCGTTGCGCTTTCTTTTTCGCATTTTACAGCAGGGTATAAACCTTCTTTTCCTGGCAATTCAAAATTCATTTTGATTTTGTCGCCCTCGCATAAAGTGTCGTAAACGCCGTCTTTCCACAATTTTTCATAGTCTTTTACAGAATAAGTTGTTTTAATTTTCATAGTTCTATTTCTCCTCATAAATCTTTATTTTAAGCTGGCTTGCAATGTAAGCTTCAAGCCGCGCCCCTCTGGATTCTTTCCAGCCTTTCAAAAGCAAGATTGCGTCGCAGTCCATAAGCGCTTTTATATCCTGCTTCATGTACCATTCCCACGGCTTGCCCTCGTCTGGAACCTTTGCAGGGTTGAAAACTTCAAACCCTACGGCCCGCGCCATTTCTTCCGCGTTCGCAAACTTCTTTTTATAATCTGCGTCGCCTGTAATTTTTCCGCTGATGTATACTTTCACTTTTCAAGCTCCTATCCGCAAACAAGCGTTATTTCGTTCTGCACGTCCGCGCCGGTCACTTTGTCCATTATTCCGCGAATGTGGAAATATTCGTTTGTTTCCGTACATCCTGTAACGTAAATAACAGCGGCGTCGTCTAAGCCTTCAAGCTCTTTTAAAAGTTGTCCTTTTGTCACTTTTCAAACCCCTTCGTTTTGGCTTTCAATAATTGCGTCCAGTTCCGCCCCGGAAACATAGTCCACAATCTCGTCACGCTTGTTTACATGGTCTAATACATGTTTGACGGCATACCAGATTTGAAGCGGGTAATCTGCCTCAATCCAGTAGTCCTTGCGCGTTCTGTACCGTCTCAGGATGTATAAAACCGCGTCGGCGCGTTTGTCTTCCCACTCTTCACGCGTGAAGGCAAGTTTTCTTTTCCGGCACATATTGCCGAGCATACGCCCCGCAACGTTTTCTGTAAGCTGCCATAATTCAAGCCATGCGCTCTGGTCGCCTTTGACAAGAAAGTTATATTGCAGTGTCAGCAACCTTTCGTTGTCGTCTTTCGGCTCTTCCCAGTGCGGAAGCTCTAATATTGTTTTAATGGTCCGCGCCGTTTTTTTTCGCTTTTTTTGAACTCGCTTGTCACATGGTATGAATTGCATTCTTTGCACCAGTAGCGCCGTATGGGGCGCTTGTCTCTGTGGAATGTAGAACGGCTTCTGTTCTTTCGCGCAAGGTTCAGAACCCGCCCAGCTTCGGCAAGTGAATAGCATTTTTTACCGCACCCCATATCAAGCCCGGTGAGACAATCGCCAGTCGGGAATTTTTGTCATATCTACAACTATTGCGTTTTGCAGAATCCTAGACATAGCAGCCGAACCCAGAATTCTTGAAAACTCGTCAAAGTTGCCGTTTGTACAAAATGCAATTGCCTTGCCTTTGCTTTTGCGCTTATCGACTATTGCAAACAGTCCTGAACTTTCGCCGGCGGTTGAAAGCGGATCGCGTCCGACTTCATCAATAACCAGCAAGTCGCTATTTGAATAATCGTTTATTACCTCGTCGTAGGTTTCTTTGCACTTAAAAGACACGGTTTCCATGAGGCGTGAACTAATAGTGCGTGAAAGAACGTAACGGCCCGAATAATATTCCGTCCAGCCTGTTTCCCAGTTTTTCTTTACGGAATGCAAAGCGGCGTTAAGGCAAGCTGTAACAAGATGTGTTTTCCCCGCACCAGGATTTCCAAAAAGCACAAGTGCGCAGTATTCGCCGGCGCAAACCTTTTTTGTAAAATCCCACACGGCCGAAAGTGCTTTTTTCTGCTCGTCTGTGATTGCCTGATAGTTTTTGAAGGTGTTGTTCTGGCAGTCTTCGTTGATTCCGCACCCGAAAAACGCGTTGTCGCGCTGCTGTTTTATTTCTCTTTCTTCGGCGCGGCGTATTTCTTCGTCACGGCGTTTGAGCTCTTCCGGCTCTATGCTGTCAAGAAAAGAGAATGAAAACGGCTTAGAAAATGATTGTGTCTTCTGCTTCCAGTTCTGCATTTGTACTTTCCCCCTGTATTTCTGCAAGATTTGCCATAACATCCGTTTGTGTCTGTGGCGGTGTATAGTTTTTTAATAATTCTGTGTCGCTTGAAATTCGCGTAGTTCCGGGGCGCTGGTAAATTGTGTCATTTTTGGCCCAGTTGCGAACGGCGGCTTTCCAGTCTTTCATCGGTGTAACGCCGACTTTCCAGCCTTTCGATTCGTAATAATTAAAGAAACGGTCTACGTCGATGTTTATATTTTTTTCTAAGCAGAAGTCGCGTATATCTTCAAGCTTTGGTTTTACAAACCTTTTCTTTGCGGTGTCGGTGGCGCGGTCCGGCTCTGCCGGTTTCGCTTCTGCGACATTAACACTAGCAGGAACATTAACAGATACATTAACAGAATCATTAACAGATACACTGTCCGCACGGTCTCCGGCGGTGTTTTCTGTTTTTTCGTCGGTCTCCGTTCGGTTGTCGTTCGGTGTCCGTTCGATGTCCGTTCGGGTTTCGGTAGTCGGCGCGGTTTTTGTGCCGGTTGTCGTTCGGTTTCTGTTTTGTTTAAGGTTTGCAATCTTTCTTTCGTAAGCTTCTACGTCGTCGTCGATTCGACGCTTGATTTTAAGCCACACGGTAAGTTCAAGCCCCGAAAGCTCTGGTTCGGTGCAGTTTATCCCATATTCATAGATATAACGCAGGAAAGCGCCTTTGAGCTCTTCGGGTAAGTCTTCTATATATTCCGCATGGATAACAAAGGATTCACGCATTTTCTACCGCCTTAGAAAGCAGCTTGTTTATATACGCAACACCCTTTTGAAAAACAACGGTTTTTAAACTTATCTTTGTTTCTCCGTTCGGTGTTACATACTTGCTTTCTATTACTCTGAAATATCCTGCGTCGATGTACTTCTGGTATGGAATGTTATTGCTTTGCAGAACATTGTTTGTGCGCAGGAACTCGAAAAGACGATTGCGGCCGATGTTTTTATTTAATACCTTTGCGCATTCGCCGATTTCGATAGTGTCTTTTGAACTGCACAACTGATAAGCGAAATTTGCGGCCGGTTCGAGCTTTGAAACTTTGTTTTGCAATTCTGCTATCATTTCCGCCTGAATCTGCATTGCCTGTTGGATGATCAGCTGCTTTTCCAGATTTGTTTTCGGTGTCAGTGCATTAACCTTGCTATGATTCTCGATTTCAAGTTTAATCGCTGTTACTTCTGCTTCTGAAAATAACATTGTGTGACTGCTTCCGCTTCGTTCGACATTCATGTCGAGCGATTCAACGGCGCGTTGTATTGTTTTTACATCAACGCCCAGAACGTCGGCTACTTCCTTAGTAGTCATTTTATTAACCGCGCCCAGTGCTGGGTTAAGATTTGCTATTTCGTTCATAGTTTTATACCTCTTCAATTGTGATGTTGTATAAATGCCACATAAGCCGTTTTTTAAGTTTGTAGACTGCTGTTTTTACCCCCTTAGCGTCTACAACGTGCTTTTGCAGTTTTTCATCCAGGTAAACAAAATCTGCTACATAGACAATTTGTCGAAGCTTCTTTTTGTTTCCGTCCACTTCTGCCGGAACCAGCACGAAAGGCACCTGCAAGGCTAACTGTGATATTTTTCCCTTCTTTTCCAGAAGCTTTAATTCACAATAGCGTTGTGCCTCGCGCTGGCTGTCAAAAACAACGCCGTCAACCGACACTCTGCGACTGTGATATTTGCTCATTCTGTGTCAGTCTCCTTTGCAGTTCGGTTTTGATAACCGCTATAAGTTCCTGCGCCGTGTATTGTTCTATACGGGTTGCCCCGTAAGCTCGTTTTTCTTCCAGCGTGAACAAAGGATTTCCCGCGCCGTCCTTCGAGGCAAGCAGATTTTTAATTTCTGTAATTTCTTCGGGCGTACTCTGTCCGCCTTTAAGTTGTGGCAGGTCCGCAGCTTTGCACATTCCCATTTGTTCGGGCGTTGCCGCTTCTGGCGTCTGCATTGGCAGTGCTTTTGTTTCGGGTGTCTGTGGGATTTCAGCCTGTTTTTCCGGGGCGTTCATTCCAGAAGAAAGAACCGTTCCTTCCGGCAGTTCTTCTTGTGTGTACGGCATGCCGGCGAGCTCGTCAGGAAAGCACAAGCGGAAACCCTGAGATATGCAAGCCTTTTCGCACATGTAAACGGGCATTTTCCGCCATAATCTCGAAAGCTGGTTGTTTGCGTCATACTGCGCAACCTCGCGGAAGCGTACAGAATGTTTAAACGGGCGGTCCCAGTCTTTGCGGTAAATTGTCAGCGTTGAAATAACGTTTTCGCCGCTACCGCTTGAAGTAACTTCCCAGCCGTTGAGCTTTCCCGAACGCTCAGCGCGTTTGATGTAAACCATAAAACCAGTTACACATTTGAAAACCTGTCCTTCTTTTGTGTTGTAGGTTATGGCGTGTATCTCGTTTAAGAACGGATTCAATTTCATTGCGGCCGCAAGTTCTATAAACTGTGTCTGGAACTGTTCGGGAATAACTACACCCATATTTTTTAAGTATGTAAGCGCTAATTGTTTCGGGTTCTCCTGAACGGTCGGCGCGGTTGGTGTATTGTCTTCTATAACTTGAATCTGTAAATCGTTCATTATGCCACCTCTGCAAGTTTTGCGTGTTTTTTCACATGCTTTAATAAGTCCGGCTTATCAGAAAGCCATGTAGTAAAGATGTTCTGGACCTCTTTTGAAGGTTTTGAACCTTCCGGCGTTCCCGACTGTTCGTCGGCGTAAAACTGGCCGATTCTGTTCTTTTCAAAAAGCTCTGCTGTCGCAACCGGCACGCCGTCTTTTCTGATAAAAACAAGAATTTCTTCCTGTCGCGCCATTTTCTTGTAATAACTACATCGAACTATACATTGATGTAATGCGGAAGCCTGTTTGTTCCATTCGCCCATGTTGTCGGAAAATATGATTTCATAACCACCGTAAACACCGCCGAAGCTCTGCAAGATTTCACAAGTTTTTTTCAGGTTCTCGAAAACCGCTTTTTCCTGTTCTGCAAGTCGTTTTCGTTCTTCTGCCTTGCGTGCCTCTTCAATTGCGTTGCATTCCCTTAAAACCTTTGCGTGTGCCTTTTCCAGATCAGAAGGGAAAGCCCAGTATTCCTGGCGGATGTTATGCCCCGCAACCTTCGCCATTTTTCTATAATCGCAGTAAAGCGACCACATAGAATGGCCGACATATCCCTTGCGCTTGAAATAGCGGTAAACCGGAACGCCCATTGCGGCGGTGTAGCAGCTACTTTTGAAAGCTTCGTAGTCGTTGAATTCATCCATTGTCATTTTGTACTTGATGATGTTCTGGACCTGTCGCAAGGTGTAGCCGGCGGCGTTTTCTTTGTTCTGTAAAATCCATTTTGAAATTTCACGGCGCTTCTTTTCTGAAAGTTTCCAGAAGCTTTTTGAAAACGCTATATTGTCACAATGCAGCGCAAACAAATATTCTGATTCCGGGTGTTCTTTCCACACCTGCAAAGCTTCAAAAATAATAGGTAGCTGGCGTGTCATGTAGAAATTTTCGCCGCGCCACTTTTTAAGCGTGTAAATAAAATCAGGATATTTTTTCAAGATAAGGTTTATATCGCCCCTGTGGTTTATAAGGTCTTTTTCATAGCCCACATGGTTTATTGTGCAGTCGCCCCAGTCTTCTTCTATGTAGTGATTGTCTGCGCGTTCGCCATAATAAGAACGGGCATAAGCTCCGGGGTAGGTTATCGAATAACCGCCATAGCATGATAAATAAAGGTTGCGGCACTCTTTCTTTCCGTCTTCATAAACTCTGAAAAAATCAAAATATTGTTCCAGTCGTTTATTATATGCGGTTACGACAAGGCGCAGTTCTCCAAAGTAGTTTTCTATGGCGTGTGAATAACTGTCTATTCGCATTTGTTCGCCCCCTGTTCTTCCGGCGGTAAGTCGTCAAACAAGCTTCCCTGGAACATTTCCCAGCCGTTCGCTTCTGCTTTTGTAAGCTTCTTCGGTTTGCGCTGCTTGATAACAGTTGCGTCGCGGGCTTCTACTTCGATTTCCTCATTTATGCGCTTTTCTGCACCTTCGGAGATTTCCGGCTTTGCGTTTTCGTCTTCTGTATCTCCGTAGAAGTAGTCACGCGCCCACTTGAAAACAACCGAACTTTCAACCATTGCCATATTACCTGTTGCAAGTTTTCGGGCGCGGTTGTTAATGTACTTTCCGCATTCGTCAAGTTTCTTTTCGTCGTAAACTTCTTTTAATGCAGGGTCGGTTTCAATAGCGATTTCAAAATATTGTTTTAATGTTTCTGCAAGTGTAGACATAATAACCCCCGATTAAAACGGAATGTCTTCCGGGAAGTCGTCGGAAGAAAACATTTCCTGCTGTGTGCTTTGCGCCTGCTGCGGGGCTGGCGTAAACTGTGGTGTATTTGCCTGATTGGTAGCATGGCCGGCGTCCTGCTGCATATTTCCCCCAGTCGAGCTGTTCGGATTTTCCGAACTGTTCCCGCCCAGCAGTTGAACGTCTTCTGCTTCGAGCTTTACGCGTGAAAACTTCTGTCCGTCTTTTTCCCAGCGGTCCTGTTTCATGCGGGCAGTAATACAAATCATTTTGCCTTTTGTTAAATATGGCTTTAGATTTTCAGCAGTTTTTCCGAAAATATCAGCGTCGAAGTATGAAACCTCAGTTTCCCAATTGTCGTTTCTTTTGACACTGCGATTGTTTGCAAGTGAGACGGCAGCAATCGCAGTTCCTTTTGTGTTGTATTTCAATTCAGCGTCACGGGTCAGACGGCCGATTAAAATAACTTTGTTCAAATCATTACTAGGCATTAAGTAATTCCCCCTTAACGTTGTGAGTGTTCATGTATTCAACTTTCTTTTCCTTCCAGTAAAGAATGTCTCCTGCGTGAAGGCGGCGTTCTTCTTCTGTCTTTGCATAGATAGCGGCTAAAGTTGAAGCGTCGATGTTATCCTGGATCATTTCATAATTCATTTTGATTTTGTCTCCTTCTTTCTGTTTCTAGGTTTGTAGCGCCAAAGCTGGCGCAGGTTCGGTTTTCTTACATCCATAGGAATTATAAGAACCTCAAAGCCTGTTTCGGTCCATATTTCGTAAAGCTCGCGCCCGATGTTATACGGAACGTTTACCACCTGAACGACAAACTTTCCTTCCAGTGGACCGCTTTTGTATTTAACCGACACTCTGTAACTTTTCTGCATAAGTGCCCCGCAATCTGCTTAACTTCTGAATGAAACCTTCACGGGCATTCATCAAAAAGATATATGAACTTTCAAGCTCTCCGCCGCCGCCGTAGATTTCTTGTTTAATCTTGTTGAACTGCTCATAAGTCATTTCGTGATTTTCGATGTTCTTTGAAAGATTCCATTTCGGGAAGCGGTCAAGCATTCTGTTAATTCTGCGAATGTGCCACAAATAGTGTTTTTCAAGCAGGTTTACTTTTCTTTTGCTCATGCTGCGCCCCCGTCGATTTCCATTGCCTCGCGGTAGTCCTCGTCGAGCTGTGCCGGATCATCCTCGAACGCCGAAAACTCGTTGTTTTCGTCATAGTCAAAGAAAACGGCTTTGCCCTGCGGAATAATCGGCGCAAGATGTGATTTTACGGAAATTGTGGCAACTCCCAGTTTGCGTTCGTTGTCCGGCTTAAAATCAACAGTCAGCACAACTTTACGGCGTGCGGTTGCGCTGGTGTTCTCGTCTTCGATGTTAGACATTACTTTTTTCAACTCTTCGTTGAACATGTCTAAGGCCATTCCACCATGAATGGTGGCTAGTTCAATTTTTGTAGACATTAAAATTTAACTCCTTCTAATTTTTATTTTCTTTCCGGCAACGCCGGCGTTTAAAACACTGTTTTTACGTCTGTAACTTTGTTCTGGAATTCTTCTTTTGAAAGGTGAAATGTCATAAAGCCGTCAAAGTCAACGGCATAAAAGCTTTCTTCTGTTTCCCAGATTCCGGCAATCTGGGCGTCGTACTTGATTTCTTTTCCGTCTTCGTCTGGGTAGGTGTCGTGTAAGATTCCGGCGTAAACTATTTTTTTTGTTTCAGGCATTTTTGATTGTCTCCGAGTGTGAAGCAAAAACAAAAAACCCCAGGATGTTCGGTTTCCTGGGGTCTCTTGATTGCTTCACTTGCTAGTCACTCTTTACAAAGCGACTAGACAACCGAACACAATCTAGTAGCTCTGTTGTCTTTAACTTTATAACTAATTAGCTACATTGTCAAGCATTTTTTAAAAAGTTAAGAAATTAAAGCAGGCTTCCGACATTCTATATATGAATGTGGAAATGAAGGAAAGAAAAGCTTTATATATTCCTCTATTCGTAGCCGGTAAAATCACAAACAAGCAATGTGCCGCGCTTATCGGAATTTCTACTGTCTCTGTATCAAGAATAAAGAAAAGATACTTGCTTAAAGGTGACGGGGCTTTTATCCACGGGCACGCCGGAAAGCCGTCACATAACACGAAGTTTACCACAAAAGAAAAAAAAGAAATAGCGCTTTTTTATAAAAAGTTTTATTCACCGTATGAAATATTCTTTGAAACTGTACGGGCCGAACTGAAAAAAGATATTTCCTACACATGCGTTTATAACATCCTGAATAACGCGGGTTACATGTCGCCGAAAGCCCACAAGCCGACAAAAGAAAAGAAAAAACACCTGCCGCGCCCAGAACGTCCACGCGAAGGCGAACTTGTGCAGCTCGACGGCTGCAAGCATGACTGGTTTATGAACGGGCGCCCGACTTGTATTCATGGATGTATTGACGACGCGACGCACAAAGTAACTTCTTTGTATATGGCCGAAAATGAATGTTTAATGGGTTATCAACAGAACATCCGGCAAACACGCGACGCAATGGGCGGTTATCCTCTGGCGGTATATACCGACAGAAGCGCTATTTTCTTTACTACAAAAGCGAATCTGGAAAAAGCAACGATAGAAGAACAGCTTCAAGGTTACGAAAAGAAGCCGACGCAATGGCAAAAGATGTGTAATACTTTGAACATAGAAACTATTGCGGCGCTGTCTCCGCAGGCAAAAGGGCGCATAGAAAGATTATGGGAAACGCTACAAGGGCGCCTGCCTTATATTTTCCGCTACAAAGGAATTTCAACGATTCAGGAAGCAAACGACTTCTTGAAAGGTTATGTGAAAACTTTTAATAAAATGTTTTCTGTGGAGCCTGCCGAACGTGTCAAAGCATGGCACCGCGAGGCCGTGGCGGATGATGATTTTCTTTTTTCGGTCCGTTCTGAACATACGGCAAAAGCAAACGGCACGTTTATATATCACGGCGAAAAGTTCCGCGTTAATCTGCCGTTTAAGAAGTTTACGCTTTGCATTTCGGAAACGCTGGGCGTAAAAGCTTATTATAACGGCAGGTATTACGACGTAGAACTAGCGGAACCGCTGCAAGATACAATTTCGGATTCTATGCCGATTGTCGAAAAAGAGTTGATAAGGCGGTATTTTTACCGCGACACTCATTCAGGAACAGCCGGCATAAAATAGAATTATAAACTTTCGTATTCTGCGCGAAGCTCTGCAATTGCCGTTTCGATTTCCTGTAATTTGTTCAGGTCTTCTTCTGTGGCAATGTTAAGCGCAACGGCGCGACTAGCTCTTAAACCTTTGTTTTCGAGCTGTTCAATTTCTGCCACAATCTGTTCTTTTCTCTTCTGGGCGGCCTCTGCGTCTTTTTCTTCCTGAGTTTTTCCCAGAACGATTGAACCCTTCACGAGCCGTGCTGTGCACTCATAAACGGTGTACCAGTCATTCTGTGTGCAGCTTTCCTTCGGCTTTGTGGTGTAATCGTCTTTTTTTGCTTCTTCAATGTCGGTGTTAAAATAAACGCCGTCTCCGTCCTTTGATTTCCAGAAGTAAATCATTGCTTCTTCTTCCATAGGTTCACCCCTCTACAAATAAATGATTGTATAATTTATCAGTATTTCTCAGTAGCGTTTTACTGTCAAAATACTTCATAAATCCACGCCATGAAATATAGTTGTTATAAATCTGTTTCGGTGTCATTTTGCCTTCGTCGAGCTTCTGCCGGAACTTCTTTAATTTTCGCCGTTCACGCTGTACGCTTTCACGCCCACCGCTTCGGATGATCCGGCCGTTTTTGCCGAACCTGTAACGGCAGTGTAAAAACTCCACGCCGTCTTTTATTGGTGTAATTCGTGTTTTCTTTGGATTCAGGCGGATTCCGTGTTTCTCGCAGATAACTTTTATTTCTTCAAGCGCCTTTTCCAGCTCTTCTTTTGAATCGCTTAATAAATACGAATCGTCCATATAGCGCCCATAAAAACGGATTCTCAGCTTTTCTTTTATAAAATGGTCTATTTTGTTTGGAAAAAAGACTGCTAAAATCTGCGAAACCTGGCTACCCAGCCCAAGCCCTACCGGTCCGAATTCATGTATATAAAACTTAGTGAGCGCGAAAAGTCTTCTGTCTTTTATCTGTTCTTTGACAAGCTGTAATAAAACTTCGTGATTCACGTTATCAAAATATTTTGAATAGTCGATTGTCAGAACGTACCCGCTGGCGCCGTGTTTTCTGTAAAACTGTGTTAAGTGTCGTTGTATGCGGTCGCGTGCAAACTTTGTGCCTTTGCCCTGTAAACATGCGCCGTTATCATAAATTAAAGGTCTTTTGAGAATAGGAACTAAGCAGCAGTCGCACAAAGCTTTCTGCATTACACGTTCGCTAATATGTGGTGATTTTATATGTCTTGTTTTTCCGCGTTCGGTTATATCGAAGCAGACAAAACCGCGCGTTACTGCGTCGCCGTTTTCAATGCTGCGCACGGCGTCGAAAATGTTTTTCAGTAAATACATTTCGTAGAATTGAACGGAATGTTTCCAGGCAACCCCACGGCGTGCATTTCTGAAAGCTTCAAGATATATTTCGGGATTTTTTAGAACGTCGTAGTTGTCAAACGGTGCGTTTGCTTTTTCTTTTCGTTCCTGGCGTTTTTGGCAGCGTCTTTTGTATCTGCCTTCTTTTCTTTCCTGTGAAGTCATATTTAAAACGGCCGTGTATAGTGTTATAGCATTTTGCTATGCTATATGTCTGCCTTGCCGTACACTACTTAGTGGCGGAAGTATGAAACTCGCGATTACAGACGGCGCGAGCCATGCAAGAAGCGTCCACTTCCTCACATCACGGCCCGATTCGTGCTCCGGTTAAACCGAAAGCACGGGATCACAAACCTCCTTTCCCTTGCTCGTCATCCGGCGTTATGTCAGATTGTATGCCCGGCAAATCGAAACGAACCCCGTTGTCGCTATTGGAAGCCGAATTGTTGTTGGCATTCCCGTTGTTGTTGCAGTTGCAGAAGTTCGCAGTATCAGGTCCGGCCCCTAAACTTTTTAATATTTTAGCGTTGGATTTCTTCCAGCGTCTTAAAACCTTTATTAAATGGTCGATTTCATCGGCATAATGTAAAAGACACCTGAGCGTGTCCGGGAATACGTCGGCGCAATATTCCAGCTCATTTTGTAAAGCTTCTGCGGTTCCTATTGCGTAGTCCTGCAAAAGCCGTCTTTTGTCTACTTCAAGAACACATGCAGGGTAAATAGCATTCGCCATTGAAATATACTGCATGAGCTTTTGAAGTAAACCCAAAATGGTTTTACGGATAAAATCCACCATATAAGACGGGTATTGTTCTTTCTGGTTTACAACGGTGTTTTCGTCCGTTGTAAACGTTTCACTTTTTGATTCAAACTTTAGTAATAAATCGCAGGAAATTTCCCGTCTTAATTCCCTTGCGATTTTATAAAAAAGAAGCGAACTTTCGCTTCTCAAATCAGCTCTAACGCTCATTTTTAATTCCTGATATTTTTAATTTGTAAGCCGTGAAGCTCCTAGTCTTCAATCTTCACTCACGCACCCACAAGAGGTGCGCAGACGTTCAGATTATCAGACCAGGAAAGCGAAACGAACCCCGCCGTCGCTATTGGAAGCCGAAACGTAGTTGGCATACCCGTTGCTGCCGCAGTAGCAGAAGCCCGCAGTATCATCGGTTCGCGGTGACGCTTCCCACCACCACCAGCGCGAGCCGTTCCAGTTTGCAATCCTCATTTGCGGATGTGCGGCGAACAAAGGCCACTGAACAGAAGAACCGGTTGAATATCCTTTGTTATTGCTCCATGCCTGGTGGCCGAAAACTTCAACTTCTGTCGGAATAAAGACTGTTTCAGCGGTCCACGCCCAGTCGCCTTTTGTATCAAGCAGGCGTCGAACGGTTTTCGGTGTAATTCCGATAGCGTTAACAAGTCCGGTTTTTACTGCGTCGTTAAGCCATGTTTTCAACTCGCTTGCAGGATAACCGCCGGTATTTGTGGCGGTGCTGTTCATTGCGTGTTGAAAAACGCAGTTTTTAGAAACCATGACAATATGATGTTGTGTAATTTCTGTGTCGCCTACGCGGTAGTAGGTGTCGAAGCCTGCAATAATAAAGCGTAAACGCTGGTTACTGTTGGAAATGGCGGCGCCGTTTACGGTCATAGACGAAACGTCGATATAATCTCCTAATCGCAGGTTTGAGAAGTCGCCGTTGTTTGCTTTTGTGCGAAGTGCCGAAAATGCGGCTGCCGCAGTTGCAGCGCCCAGAACTGTTAAAAGATTTCTTCCAGCGTCGGGGCGGTGCGTCTTAAAGTACGCTTCAAGCCCCTCTGGTGAAGTTTTGTACTGGTCGGCAAGAAGAATAGAATCGCCCTGCTGTGGTGTGCGGGCGGGTAAGGTTGATACCGGAACAATGCCGGAAATTTCATCACTCATAGTGTTTGTGCTCCTATGAGTAATAGTCATTTTTATTTTGCGAATTTCAGCTTCATAACACCAAAAGCTTTAAATTTTTCATTATTTTTTTCGTAATGACGTTCTGTGACGCCGTTTACTACGCCGTTGTCGGTGCTGTCTATAAAATAGATCTCGCCGTTTTCTTCGCGGTCATAAATTGCAATGTGCGTGACAGCGTCCGTTCCTATTTCACCCATAAAAATTAAATCGCCCCTTTCTGGCGTTGTGGTAATTTCGGCGGCGTTCTGATACATAAAATTTGCGGTCATGTCGTATTCTATAAGCTCGTATTTCGTATCAACCAGGGCGTATTTATAACACATAACTACAAGCCCAGAACAATCTATTTTAATAGCAGCCCGCGCCGGCGATTGTCCGCCCAGCTCGTATTCCGTGTCAGAATCCCTGTAAAGCTCTGCAAAGCGAAAAGCACGGGTTTTTATTTCCTGCGAACATGTTATAACTTCATATTCTTTTTCAGCCGGCGAAAGCTGGCAGCCAGTGAAGAAAACAAAACCAATAACAAACAAAAATAAAAGTTTACGCATTGTCTAATTCCACCATTAAATGAAGTTCTGAAACCCCGATTCCTGCATAATTATCATCGTTTATGTTTTCAAGCGGAATTTCGTTCAGATTCCAAAACTTGGCACCTTTAGGGATATTATACATCAAGTTTCCTGGATTGTCAGAATTCATAATGCCGATTTTAATATTATTATTGAATTTATAAGCATATTCTATCATTTTAATCTGTCTCAGCTCCAAAAATAAAGAATTGTGCTGCGCGAGGGTCTATCAACTGGTCTGTGTTATTATCCATAAAATACAGTGTTGCATAAGTTACGCGAGCATAACCGCCCGAAACTGTAAGTCGGCCGTCTACATAATTACGCACCCAGTTTATAGAAATTAGTTCCGGGTTTGTAAATCCAGCGTCGAAAGTGTCGTGCGCATTTCCGATAACATACAAGTCTATATAGTTGTTACCTTCCCATGTGTGCACCTTCAAATTAAATGGTGTAGAAAAATATATTGTATATACGCCTTTTTGATCTCGGTTAATAGACGCAATATTTTTTCCGTTGTATAAAGACAAAACGCCGTCTTTATAACCGATATTTCCGGCAGCACAAGGCTTGAACGGTGTTGAATTTCCCCACAAATAACCGCCCAGTCTACAGTCTTCAAGATTTGCGCTTTTAGCGTAAAGGTTTACGACTTCAAGATTTCCGAAGTAATCCTGCGCCCAGCCCTGCGAACCGTGCCCCGTAATTTTTCGTGTGTCCTGATTAAAAGTTCCGTTCCAGTTGGCCGACTTAAACAAACCGCCCTGCTGCATTGTAATATTCTGAGCAAAAAGCTTTTGAATAAATGCAACCTTTGCGGCGAGCTCTTCACAAAATACAGTTACAGAAGAAAGCTTGCGCATTGTCTGTTCAAGCTTTGAATCGTTGGAAACTATTTCATCATCCAGAACCGACATTACATTATTGAAACTTTCCGAAAGTTGCGCGTCGTCGTGTGATTCCGTCCACTGGTTGCCGTTCCAGGAATAAACACGGCCTTTCTTAAAGGTATATGTAACGCCCGAATAAGTGACGCTTGTTGTTTCTCCGCCCCATGTGAAAAAGTCGCCTTTGTAGCGCGTACCGCTTGCGGCTAAATAATCGTCGATTACAGTTTTCAAGCCCTTGTTCACGCCTGCGCGAACGGTTGTATAATTAAAGAAAACTGTAAAATCTTTATTTTCGCCGTAGTAGTTCAAATAACCTATTGGTTGATTTGAAAAGCCGATTGCGTTTGTTCCATAACCGATAGCAGTTCCAGTTGTGGAACGGTAGCGAATTACTACCGGAATACTTCCGCCCTCGTCGAGCTTTGCCCCGGAAAGTGATTCAAAATAGATTGTGTTTCCACGGATCGTGGCGGCAATCTGCGAACCGTTGTTTCCTACCGAAACAATTGTAAATGGCAAGTCTTCTTCTCCGTAAATAAGACGGATTTTCGCAGCTACCTTTTCGCCCCATGCGTTGCCGGAATTGTCACAAGTGAAACATGCGTAATCAGGTTCAAACTTTGCAATATAAGAGGCTTCGCCCTTGTCTCCCTTCGGGCCTTGTGGCCCCTGTGGTCCTGTCGGTCCTGTTTCACCCTGCGGGCCTTGCGGTCCTGGAATGCTTACTTCGTCGGCTACTTCTACAATCTTTTGCATGATTGCTTCGGGCAAGGTGCTTCCGCTTTCTTTCGGCGTTGTAAGGTTTGTTACATAGTCGGGAATATCGCCGAACTGGAATATAGCTGCGTTATAGTCTTTTAGTGTGAGCTCCCAGCCGTCCTTGTTCTGTTTTCGGCCGTAAATCATCATTTCGTTTGTAACACGGCTAAACTGTCCGCTTTCGTTGAGATAACCGAAAGAATAAATATTTCCGTACTCAGGAACAACCGAAACTGCAACCGGTGTGACTACGTTTAAAACGCGTGACTTTCCGGGCGCAAAGAATCCGAAAGGCTTACTTGTCGGCGTTGCTCCTATCATTCCCACGGCCATAGTACCAAGCGCGAATTCTTCCATTGTGGCGGTTTCTACTTCGGCGTAAACGTGAGCTTTTCCGCTGTCGGTCTGTGCCTGAATAATAATGCCGTAACGCTTCGACGGGTCGGAAAAGTCGCAGAAGTCGGATGTAACAATTTGTTTAAGAAGTCCGTTTTCGACTAAAACACCGTGAACAATTCCGTTTGAAAGTCCGATTCTTAACTGCTTCATTTGAAGCATGATTTTTGAATAAAGCGGGTAATAGTCGCCGTCGCGTCCGACTTGTACGGTAATTTCGCGCGGTTGTAGCTGTTGTTTTGCAAGAAGCCTGTGTGTGAACTTGTAGGCGTGTTCAAACTCTGTAACGTATTGCGGGGCGGCTTCCGTTATCAGCTTATGTTCACCATAAGCCACGCTTGAATCAATCTTTCCGTTTACTGTCTGATAGAAGGTGTCAACGGCCCAGCTTTCGCGGTTTGTAAAGGTTGTTTTTACTGCGAACGGCTTTCTTTCAAAAGACTTTGTGACAGTTACCGAACGAATACACTGTTCATTCAGAAGCGCAACGGGCACGTTCTGGGCCTGTTCTATTGCGAACGTCCATTTTCCGGTTGCGTCGTCGCGATACATTGTCGAGTTACATTCTGCAAGAATGTTATTTAACACATCAATTTTCTTTGAATCTTCGGTTATGATTCCGTCACAATGAAAGCCGTTTTGTTCGCAGTAAGTATAAACCGCGCCCAGTGCGTCCAGGTCTATTTCATCGTCGATATATTGCGAATGCGGGTGAACATCCGTCGTCATAAGTTCAAGAACCCATGCAGCAGGGTTTCTTGTCGGGTACTTGTTCACCGTCCATGCGTTGTCATGCCATATTCTGGCCTTTCCGTAAACATTACAGTTTATCTGGTCCAGATTGTCTTTTGTTGAATCGTTGGAAATAACCCTGAGCGCAAGTCGTGTCGTTTTGCCTCTCCACGGCTGTTCAAGTGGTGCACACTTTACGATAGCAGAAGAAGTAGAACGGCCGGCGTCATACTGCCAGCAGTTCATATAACACAAATAGCAGGTTTCCTGCGAGTTGCTTTCTTCAAGTGTTGTGAGGCGGGTTAAACGAATAGAAATGTCTTTTCCGACACACTGGGCGGCGGTCAGCTCGATAGTTTTTGCAAAGCGAACTGTCTTGCGCTCGTTTACGTCTCCGGTTGTGATGTTTCCGGCGTCATTCCATGTGCTGCCGTCGTTGCTCCATTCAACTTTTACAGAAACGTTCTTTGACTTCCAGCCGTCGTCATATCGGCGCAAACCGTTAAACATAATACAAACATCAATTTTATATGTGTTTGTTGCGCACTGTTTAGAAACTGCGTTGTTATAGTCGAGTTCGTCAGAAAAGTTTGTGCATGTTACTTTTTCGTCTAAGCCGTCAATAACAATTTCGTCTTCGTATTTTATGTCGAGTTCGTCGGCTGGGTCGTAGTAGTCGCCCTGGTCGAAGCTATATGCAAACGGGCCAGCGTCTCCCAGATATGGAATTTCTTCTGCCTGCCCCGGAACTTCTACTTCCTCGTTAGAATGTTTTATAACCTTTGTTCCTACGGAAACATCCTGAATTAACGCGTTATTGTAACCCACTACAAAAGAAGCGTTCCAGAACTGGTTCTTTCCGTACTCGCCATTTATTGTGTAATAGCCGGAAACAAGTTTATAAGGCACATTATAAACGCTTCCCATAATATACGGTATGTTATAACCGAGTGCGGTTCTGTTGTTTGCGCCTTTCAAGAACGGAAGCTGTGTTACTTTTTCGGCAAGGGCTTTCGCCTGGCGCTGGGCCTTTTCCATTTCCTCTTGCGCTTTCTGCTGTTCGATTGCAGAATAAACGGCAGCACCTACGGCAACGGCGGCACAAACACAGGCAATAACGGCCATTACTACGGCACCCGTTGCGCCCGGTATCGCTCTTATAAATACAATGTCGTTATCTTTTAAAACATAGTCGGGCGCGATTTCTTCGCCAGCGTTTACAATGATACATTGTGAAAGATCAAGTTCCGGCATAAGTTCGTGTGCAAGCTCGTTAACACTTGCATTGCCTTTGATTGTTTTATAATCTTCTGAAAGTCCTTTGTAAATATTTAATACGCCCATTATATAACCTCGTATACATTCGCAAGCTTCAAATATTGCGAGCAGGTTCCCAAAGTTGAAATTCTAACACCCTGATTTTCTGTTGCGTGAATAAACGTCTTTTCGTCCAGCGCAACGGCAATGTGCAGGCGTTTGTCCTGCAAGCCGTAGAATTCAAGAACCGCGCCTTCCTTTATTTCATCAAGCCGTAATTTTTTTACGTTTAATGTCGGAACTGTCTTTTCGACTTTTTCGCGGTTGAATTTTTCCAGAACTACGTCTTTCAGATCCTTTCCAAGTCTCTTTTCTACTTCTATTGCGAGGCCGTAGCAGTCAAGCCCGTTTTCCTTGTCGCGTCCGAACTCTACGAACGGAACGCCGATTAAATCACTTACATCTATCATGTGTTCCCCTTGTTTGTTTCTGCGTCGAACTTGTACGGCGGAAACGTCATGTCTAAGCGGTCGTCGCTTCCAAGTTCAAAATTTAATTCCATGTTTTCGGTATAAGAAACGCTTCCGTAAAAATGAATGTATTGTTTGAGGCGTTGAACTTCACCACCTTCGGCAATGAGGCCCACAACGTCCAAGCGGTAGCCGTCGTCCGCATTTTCTACAAACTCTATAAGCTCGTTATCTGCTGCACTTATTCTGAGGTTTGCGCCTTTGCCGTTTGAATCTGGCGGCGAGTATTCAAAACTAGCGTGATGATACAAATTGCCTTCAAAGTTTATGCTTTCAGTATTGTTCACAAAGTAAAGCGTCGGGCAACCTGCGCAGGTAAACTTCAGAAGGAAGGGAAGCGCAAAAGCGCCGCCGTTGAAGTATCTGTTGAAAATCTCGTATTCGTTTAAGTTCATCAGTATATTTCCTCAATCTTAAAAGAAAGCTTTCTGAATTTCTGCCCTTCGCTTTCCGACGGCGTTTCTTTGAAGCGGAAATATTCCGTTGAAGTTGCCGTTCGTCTGAGTGCTGCACAATGAAAAACGCCGGCACAACCGCCGAGCTGTTCAGTAAACCACTTCCAGAAGGCGTTGCGCTCCGTGGCATTTACCGAAAGGTCGCATTCTATATCAAACACAAAGCGCGTGTTTGCTAAAATGCAGATTTTCCGGCCGGATGTGTATTCTGTTGTAATTACGTTATCTTCTGGCTTTGTGGTGCCTTTGAAAAACTTTGTGTTTACGGCAACGGGCCATTCTTTAATTATCATAAATATTTAGCTCCTTTCATGCTGGCGTTTGCGCTTCTCATGGCGTCGTTATAACCGCCCGACTGCATTGTAGTATTTACAATTCTATCGACTGTTATTTTAATCTGTCGGTCCTGCTGGGCGGCGCTAACCTGTACGGCGTCGCCGGCGTTGTTTTCAATTGAAATAGGCATAGAAAGGTTAACTTGTCCGTTTCCGTTGGCTAAGTCCATAAAGTTTCGCATTTCGGCAGGGTTTAAGATTGCCTCGCCAGCGTTACCATAAAACGGGATTTTATCGCCGTGATAAGAATTGCCGGTTAAAAATCCACCTGTCGCGAATGACGGTGCGACTGGCTTTGCGCCTGCAATGGCTATGAGTTGAGCCGCACCCAGAAGCCCCGCAGTTGTCGCGTTAATCATGTTAACCGGCGGTGTTCCAGAAGCAAGGGCATTAACTACGGCCTGCGCTGCCTGTGCGGTTGCCATTGCAAGATTCATGCTCCATTCTGCCATTTTGATTTTGTATTCTTTCTTTGCAGCTTCTTTGTCGAGCTCGTCTTTTTTCTCTAAGTATTCCTCGTAAGAAATTGCGTTTTGTTCAAGCTGCAATTCCAGCGCCTTCGATTCTTTGTCATATTGCCTGTTGCTTTCGCTCAGTGCAGTTTGACAAATCTGTGAAATTGAGCCGGAAAGGTTAGAAAGACTGTCGGTTAATTGCGACATAATAGAATTAACCTGGTCTATTGTTCTTTCGTGGCCGTCTGCCATGTTCTGTTCTGCTTCTTGAACCTGCGGCAAAAGTTCTTTAAGTTCTTTTATTTTGTCGATGTACTGCTGGTATGCTTCCGACGTTTTGTCGAGTGCTTCGGCCTCTGTTTCCAGTGTTTCGATTGTCTGCTTGATTGTGTCAGAAAGCTTCACTTCCTGCGGGCCGTTTATCAGCTCGTTTGCGGCTTCTTTGAGGCTTAAAACTTTGTCGTTCATTTTGTCGAGCTGGTCTTTAATTGCCTTTAAGCGTGCTTCTTCTGCTTTCTCAGCTTCGAGCCTCTGCGCTTCGGCTTCCTGCATTGCCGCAAGATCAGCGCTTATTGCTTTAATGTCTGCACGGATGTTCTTTGCCGCCTGGCTTGAAGTGTCGCCGCCTTCTTTAATAAATGCAACGTAAGCTTCAAGCTTTGTGTTAAGCATTTTCTGTGCTTCTTCCTGCTTTGAAATATCTTCGCCAGCTTCTCTGCGAATGGCAATTTCTTTTTCTTCGGCGGCAACTTTGTTTTTGTATTGTTCCAGAAGCCCGCTTTGAATCTGTGCTTCTTCTGCTTCGCGCTTTTCAAGCTCTGTTCTTAAAGCAAATTGAAGCCGATAATCTGCGTTTGCAAGGTCGTTTGATTCCCGCATTTCTTTTAATTTTGTGCGCAGTTGCTCCGTTGTCATTGTGGCGGCTTCCTGCGCGGCTTTTGCGTCTGCCTGCTCATTCTGAACTTTCTTTTCGCGCCACTGCTGTTCCTCTTTGAGAATGTTTAATAATTCTGTTTCTTCGGCCTTTCGTTTTTTGAGGCGGTCAAGATAATTTATAGCGTTCTTTAAGAACTCGTCATTCTGGGCGCTTGCTACGTCTTCAAGGTACAACCGACGATTGCCGGCTTTTCCTGCCTCGTTTGCATTTTTGAGTGTATCTGATACAAAGTCTTTGTTTGCACGGTGTCCGCCACCGATAACCCAAGTTTGCGAAGCTCTTTCAAGTGCAGCGTTTAAGCTTTCCGCGAACTGCTGCCCCTTCTTTGTTTGTCTCAGCCAGAAGTTATTCCATGAATCGTAAGCGGGTTTTGTTATCTTTCCCCAGCTTTCGGAAAGGTCGCCTTGTGCCATTGCAAGTTGCTTCGCGCTTCCGGTTGCTTTGGTTGCTTCTTCTGAAATTCCTTTGTACTGTTCGGCAAGGATTTTAACAGCGGCGCCGCTTTGCAGTTCTTCTTTTGTCAGGTTCTTTGTTGCCCCGGAAAGCTGGGTTAATTTTCCGAGCTCGCCAGTGTAAGACTTGTTAAGCATTTCTACAACGCTTTGCAGGTTCTTTCCTGTTCCTGCGGCTACGTCGATAGAAGCCGACATAATATCCATTACTTGCGCTTCGGTCCTTCCCGTTGCTACAAGTTCAGTCATCATAGGAATAAGTTCTTCGTCTCCGTAGTCTGAAATTGACTGCAAAGAAGAAGCAAACTCTTTGAGGCGGTTAACTCCTGTGCCGTCCATGTAAGGATTGTTTTTTGCGGCCTGCGCAAGCTTTGTTTCGGCTTTTAGTTGAACGTTGAAGGCTTCGGCAGTGTCTTTGATTGCCTGTAATTCCTGTTTGAGAAGTTTTACTTCGGCGGCAATTACGGCACCAAGTCCGGCGCCTTTAATTGTTTTGCTTGTGCGCTTCCATGCGTCGCCAAGTTTTGAAACTGAATCGTTTTTGGCGTCTTTGCCTAATTTATTTAAACTTGATGTTAAATTATCAATGTTTTTTTTCGCGTCTTTGGTGTCTGATTTTATTTTTATGTTTACGTTCTTGTCAGCCATAGACAAACCCCTATTATTTTAATTTTGCGTCAAACGCTGCAATAGCGGCCTTTTCTTCGTCTGAAAGTTCCTTTTCGATGTGCCACATTGCTTTCTGTTGTAGCATAAACTTTTTATATTCTTTGCCGTCCGTCTCAGCCGGAACGTATGAACGAAATTCCATTATTTTATTTAACTTTGTGTCTTTAAGTCCGTACAAAAGCGCTAAAAACTTGTACCAGTGCAAGTGCAGATTTTTTCCTTTCAGGTCGATTCCGTACTGCTGCCAGAATGCGGCGTAAATCAAGTCAGCGTCTTTTTCGTAATCAAGAAGTATTTCGTCTGGCTCGTCGCCAATGTCGCGCGGAAGCTCTCGCGCAGGTTTCGCAAACTTCAAAAGCTCGTTAAAGCCTGCTTCCTTGTCTTCTGGTATAGCACCGCGATATAAAAAATTATATTCGTCGTACTTGTGCGCGTGTTTACACATCGACGAAAACAAAACGAAAAACTGATAATCTGTGTTTATGCGAAAAGACTTGCCCGAAACTGTAATAGAATCAGGCAAGTCTATTTTTTTGCTTAAATCAATCATCGCGCAAACTATGACGAACTAGGCATGTCACCTGCTGTGAATGACGGAACGCCGTCTGTGATTGTTACATAACCTTCTGTTGGTGTTCCGTTTTCGTAAACGTTACAAGTCAAGCTCTTTCCGCTTGCGTTGAGCTCTTCAACGGTTACTGTTGCGCCTGTCTTTTCTGCGTAGTAGTAAGTTACGGCTTCGTTTCCGCTTCCTACTGTCACGCTATCAAAGATGTACACCAAAAGAAATTCTTTCTGTGCGGCTGCACCGATAGCGCGTTTCTTGTACAGGTCGTACATCATGTCAAAGTCTGGTTCGCCTTTGTACATGGTAATAGAAAGATTTTCGCTAGGCTTGTAGTCCATTACCTCAGTCGTCGGGTGTTCGTCTGCGATGTAGTCGCGTTCCTCTGTCTGCGGATTCATTGCGCGTGTGAATTCCGTAGCCTTCTTAATCTGCACCCAAGAAGGAACAGCGGATGTTCCGTTATTCAAAAATGGGCGGATAAGATGTTTCTTGATCAAAGTTGGGTCACTCATAATCAATATTCCTCACTTGTATATATTGTCAGGTTAATTTCGGCGGCGGTCATTGTCTTTTCGACGGTTCCGCAGTCAGGGTAAAACCTGATTGTTCCCAGTTCTGTATTTTCCACGCCGTCATTTTCCAGCGTGTAAAATTGTTTTACTGCTTTTTTGAAACATGCAGCATAACGACACATTCTTTTTATAAGCTCTTCATACTTGCAGTTCTTGAATACAAAAGTCACTGTAAAAACGCTCTGTGTCTCATCGTCTGAAATAGTGTCTTCGCCGTCTTCCTGTGTTTCTGGAAGAACCGAAACTGCAACGGCAGGAACTTTCAAAGGGTCCACCGTGCCAAAAACAACCGCTTTGTCGGTAATTCTAGGAAGGGCCGGTGCTGGCGCTGGGTCGTCATACTCTGCAAGCTCTGTATTAAATTGAGTTGTTAAGAATGTCTTAATAACTTCGAAAAGCTCTTCCATGTTTTAACCCCAGTATTTCTGCAATTCTTTATCAATCATTTTGCGCACTTCCTGCATATATGCGCCCGATTCTGCGTATAACTCACCGTACTGAATAAACCCGTGCGGCTTGTTGATTGCCCGTTTTGTCGGCCCTGAATATCCATAGTTCAGAACGTAGGCTTTCGGAAAAATTGCGCTTCCGCTTTCTCCGTTCGGGTAAACGTTCGCAACTCCGTTTTTGTGTACCTTGTACCGGAAAGCCTTTAACAGTTCCCCGGTCCTGCTGTTAAGCGTTTCCCTGATTCCGCCCTTAACAGCTTTTACAGTTCCGCTTGCTACAATTGAAAGCGTTTTTCTTTCGATTGCAGCAAGGCTTTTTGAAGTTCCGGCCAGCGCGTCTTGTGCTTTCTGAACGTCTGCTTCAATTGTTATCATTAAGCACCCTCAATCTTTCGGAATGCCGAAAGCGGCTTTAAGTAGGGCGTATAATCTACAATGTTTGCAAAGCTTCGTGTTACGCCCACGCCGCCATTTACATTATTGACGCCGATGTTCCCGCCGTCTTCGAGCTGCAAAAGTGTAGCAATGCGCAAACAAACGTTTTTGAACATAGCAACGGCGGCGGCGTTGTAATGTTCTGTATCTGTCAGCACCTCTTCACAATCGAAAAGCACATAGTTTGTAATAATCTGCTGCGCTGTTCCGATATGAATTGCGATTAGTGACTGCGAGGCTTCGTTTGTCTGCTGTTCTATGCCGTTGTAGGCATAAAGCAAAGCGGCGTCAATAAGCATTATTCTTTGTCCTTCAAGATTTCACAAACCTTGTCTTTTGCAAAGGCTTTTGCGACATTCTCAGGAATAGAAGCTTTTTCGCCTGCCTGGAATGTTCCATAAATTCCCCAATAACCAGTCAAAAAGCGAACTTTTACGGGTTTTACGCTCTTTTCTTTGTTATTCTCATTATTTTTGTTTTCTGCGTTATTCTGCGCATTTTCGGCGTTTTTCTGTGCATTTTCTGCATTTTTTACGTCATTTTCGTTGTTTTTATCAGTGTTTTTGTTGGTATCTGCCATATATAAACCCCTCAAAATAGGGCGCCCACCGAAGCGGAACACCCTATTTTTTAAGCCATTTTGCTTTTATCAGCTTGCAGCCTTAACAGCCAAAGAGAACAAGTCTTTGTCTGAAACCTGCTTACCACCTACAAAGGCTTCTGCCTGGAAGTAAGTTTTTGAATCACCCTTAACCTTAATAGGTGTAATAGTGATTCCGCCAGCAACTCCCACATGGAAGCGTGAAAGCGGAACAGCAACGGCAAGAATAGAACCCGCGGTTGTTGCCTTTGGTGCCTTTGCGTCGAGGCGAACCTTAACGCCTTCAATTTCCTTGTTGCGGATCAAGCCTTCTTTGTAAAGCTTTACATCTTCGCCGGATGTAGAATCTGCCAAGATTGCCTGATATGTTGCGCTGTTCATTACGATTTCAAAAGTTTCATCGTAGCCGGCAACTTTAAGGGCAAGTCCTGCGAGGTCAGAACATTTAATTGAAGTCTGATTTGCCGCAAGCTGTGTAATTCCTGCTGTGTTTGCAGCCGCAGAAGTCCAGATACCCTTAACACCCTTCTGAGTGTTAGAAACCAAAGTTCCCTGCAAAACTTTTGAATGAAGCTTTTTGCGGAAAGCCTTTCTGAACAGCTCAGGAAGCTTTGATTCAATGTCTACTGTGTTGAGCTGCAAAGCTTCGGCAGTAACACCGAGTACAGAAGCAAGGCCGTACACCTGAATTTCAGTTGTGTTCATGGCTGCTTCGTCGTCTTCATTGATACTTGAACCGCCTTCGGCTGTATCAACTGGCTCTTCAAGTCCTGGTTCAAGAACCGGAATGTTTGTTGCGGCGTTGTCGCTGTAATCAAAAGTTACGGCGTTCAAGATGTCGTCTTTTTCGCCGATTCCCTCGAAAAGCTGCTGCACCTGGTTAATTTTACCGTTTGCACCGATTGTGATTGAACGCATTTCGCGTGCGGCGTCGATAAAATCGCGGTTTGTGAGGTGAAGGGCGCTGTCGCCTGCCTCTGGCTTTTCAAGCTCTGCATAAGCTCTTTCGAGGTCTGCACGGCGCTTGTCGAAGTCTTCAAGCTTTGCTTTTGCTTCATCCTCTTTAAATTCGCCTGTACCGTGGCGAACCTCTTCCATAAATGAACGTCTTTCGAGTTCGAGCGCTTCAATCTGAGCGCGGATTTCTGCCTTTTTCATGGCTATTTCTCCTGATTTTGTGTGTAGAATACAAAACGCGCACGGCGGTTCTGTTCCTCTTTTTCTTTTGCTTCTGCTTCGGCCTTTGCTCTTGCTTCTGCTTCTTCCTGCTCAGTGGCGTTGCCAGTGTCGGTTGACGGCTGGTCCGGTTCTGCTGTGCGGATCATAGCTTCTAAGTTGTCTACAACTGCGCGAAGCTTCTTTTTATCGTCTTCTGAAAGCTCTTTGCGTTTCAGAATAGCGTTTACTTCGTCAAAGTCCGTTCCACATTTTTTAAAGAAAGAACGAACGTTTGTATTTCCCTCTGGATAAGCAGGGAAAGCAACACACACGGAAATTTCAAGAAGTTTTACTTCTACCAGCTCGCGCAAGTCGTGGTCTCCGTCAAGTTCGGTCCACTGTGTTTTTACCGGAATAAAACCGAAAGACAGTGTCCGGCAGTCGCCGCGCTTGATAAGCTCGAAAGCGTCGTTTCCGTCTGTGGTGTTTGGAAGGTCTACTTCAAAATGAAGTCCGTCTTCCTCACTTGTCATTCTCAAAGTTCCGGCACCGGAACTTCCCAGAATCTTTGTAACGTCATGTCCTAAAAGACACTTAACTTCTGATTTGTCAGCAAGGGTTTTGTTAAAAGCTGTAGGCGTTACGCGCTCTACGGTTCCGTACATATCAACAGAATCTGAGTTATAAGGAATAACACCTTTAATGGTGCGCTTGTCGTCTTCTACGCCATAATCGCAGCTACGAATAAAGAATTCGCCCTTTGGTTTGTCGTTGTTCTTTGGTTTCATTTCTTTTTTTCCCTCATAAGTAATAGTCACTTTTGTTTTCCATATTTCAGGTTTTCAGGTGCATTTTCCCAAAATATTTTTTGCCCCCCCCCTCACGCCTTTAAGGTAGCCTACTACCATTGAAAGGGCGGGGCGCTCCCTTATATATTCTTCCTGGGTGTCCTGCGGGCAACCGGTTATATATACTTCTTCAACGTTCTCTTCCAGAAGCGTTTCAAGGGCCATTCCACAAGCGGAACAATTCAGCGGTAAACCTTCTTTTTCACAAAGTCCATAAATGACAGTGTGAAGTTCGCGGCGCACCTGCTTTTCATTGTGGCAGGTCGGCAGGCCGTGAAGCTCGTAATATCTGTCACAATCTGGATCAGAATTGCGGCCAAGCGTCCAGACTGTATAGCCTCGCGCTTTCAGTTCCTTTCCGGTCGGGTGTGGCTGTGCAAGCCCTACAATTGCTATTTTCACTGTTTGTCGTCTCCTGCCGGGCTGTGCTGGTCGCTGTCGTCTCCGCCTTTACCGTTCAAGCCCTGCGCTGTAAGTTTCTGCTTTGCCATGTACGCGTTAATTGTTTCGTCGTTAAGCGGCATAAGGTTTGCAGGCATAAAGAAATTGTCGCCGGCTTCGATTGGCGGCAGGTTTTCTTTTTCGCGAACTTCGTTTGGTGACAAAATGCCGTTTCCGATTTGCTTTGCGTATGCGTCCACGCGTTTTGAAAGTGCAACTTTTAACAAGCCGTGGAAATTGAATTTGAAATAGCAGTTGTCTTCAATCAGCAGGTTAATTGATTCCTGCAATTGTATAGCAAGCGGCTTTATTGCAAACTCTGTCAAAAGCGTAAACAAGTTTTCTATATCAAGATTCGCGCTCTTTCCTGTGAGCAATTCGCCAGGAAAGGCGAAAATATTTGCAATTTCGTGTTCCTGAAACTCTCTGTTTTCGATAAGGGTTGCAGCCCTGTTATCGGCATTCTGTCCGATTTCGCTGTATTCCATGCCCTTTTTCTTAAACAGTGGTTTTCCGGCGTTTTCTGGGCCGGCATAAGTTGCGGTGTAATCGCTTCTTAATTCGTCTATCTGTTCTTTTGTTGCGTCCGGCAGGGCGTTTGAAATATCAATGATAAGCCGTTTTCCGCTTATGCCTTTGTCAAAAGCGCTGTTTGTGTAGTTGTCGAGTTTGTGCGCAGTGTCAAACGCAGCGTTTGCAGCCTTAAAAATAGACGTTCCGCCATTCACGGTCGAATAGTCGAAACGTGACGGAATATAAAGAATTTCTTTATCTGTGTAGCGCTTGCCGTTATGCAAAAAGATTCTTTCGCGCGTGAACTGGTCGCGGGTTACTGTAACTTCGGAAGGGCTCAGGCGGAACAAAGAAACAAGCTGTCCTTCTGTGCCTAGTCCACGTTTCCACAAAATGCCGCCGTTGTAATAATCGACGATAGATTGATAAAAGAAGTTAAAGTGCAAGTCTTCCATGTTTGGCCGCGCCAGAACTGCATATAACGGATGATTTGAAACTTCTTTATTTGTACGCTTATTATAAATACCGTATGAAAGCCCCGCAAACTCTCCAGCTATGCGGTCAATCGTTGCAAAAGATGTGCTGTCGCGCCCTGTGAGCTTTGCGGAAGCGTGCCGGAAGTCTCTTAAATCCTGTGGGCGCTCTTGCGCTTTCGGGTTAGGGTTTGAACGCTTAAAAATACTAAAAAATCCCATGAGTTTATTTACTCCTATAAGTAATAGTCATTTTTATTTTAAAAAAGTGATTTTACATCATTAAAAGTTAAGGTCGGCGGTGGCGTTATGACTTCCGGGTTGTGTGCGAGGCCGTGACACATGATAGAAGTAATTACACCGTCTATGCGCCTTGTTGAAGTTTTAGAAGGTTTCATAGGTTTATAGTTGCCGTTCGGGTCCGGCCGGATTTCTGCATTGTTTATCATCCAAGCCATAACGGGGTTGTTATCAACTATGAGGCCGTCTTTAATTGCTTTTTCATAAGATTTTGTTAGCGGCGAAAGCTTCTTTAATGATTGTTCAATTTCAATTAACAGTATGTCGGGGCGCTCTGCCTCGACTTTTTCTATAACGTCGTGACTTTGCCATTTATCGTAACCCAGCGCAATTATTTTGTATAATTCCGCGTCGTTTAGAAAATCGTTTACAATAAAATCGTAATTGACGGTGTTTCCTGGCGTCGCTGTTATTAACCCCTGATCTATCCACTGGAAGAAGTTAATATTTTCTTTTTTGTATTTTTGGTACGCCATAGCTTCGGGAATGTAGAAGCGGTGTTTATAATATTCTTTCCCCTCATGTTGAAAAATAAGACTGTAAACTGTTAAGTCGTCGATGTTTGAAAGGTCCGTTGCAGAACAGCAAACCATATTTTCAAAGTCTTCAAAATCTACTTTTACGTCTTTGTTCTTCTGGAATATTTCAAGCGGTATCCATGATTTTTTCCCGCCGCCGCCCCAGACGTTGAAAGTTTTTGCTTTTAATTCCGGTATTTTTTCCGGCGAAACCTGAGCGTCGTTTATATCTGATTCAATAACCGACGGGTCTATAATGTCATACAATGACGGGTTCGACTTTTGCCACACTTTCGGGTCGTGGTAGTCGTCCGTCTCGTCGATTGCATAAATTACGCAAAAGTAGTCTTCCTGTGTCTGTAATTCGTTGAGAATTCGCCGCGCCTTCAAAGTTTCGTCATAGCATGGAACGTTTACGTCTACGTCGGCAGTTGTAATAATAACGCCCTGCGCGTCCTTTTTGGACCTTGTACCGTATTGCATGGATGTAAAAAGCTTGTCGGTTGCGTATGCGTGGTATTCATCGAGGCAGTAAAAACGGGGCTTGAATCCGTCTGTATCTTTTGCGCCGTCGCAGAAGAAAGCAAGGCGCGAATTATCCATAGTTACGGCAAGCGAAAGCGGCGTGCAATTATCTTTTAATGTCGGGTCTTCGTTGATGATTGCGACAATTTCTTTATAAGTCTTTTCGGCCAGATCGTCGCGACTTGAAACAAGATAGGATTCCGACGCAGGGTATTTAATGAAGTTAAACAAAGTCAGCGGAAGCAGCAAGCCGGTTGTTTTTCCGTTCTTTCGTGCTACTTCTATATATCCTGTTCGGAAGCGTTTTCGGTCCGGCTCGTTCTTGTGCCGCCAGCCTTCAAGCTGACACATGCAGAACACCTGCCACGGTAAAAGCTTTAAGTTTTCGCCGTTCAGGTCCGCAGGCTTCAAACTCTCTGCAAACTCGCATAAAACGTCGGCGTCTTTTTGAGAATAGAAAAAATCAAAGCTCGCTTCTTTCTCTCTCTTGCGGTCGTTTTTATAACGTTTTACTGCTTTTATTGTATACACACCCGCGGCGATTTTTCCCGAAAGTACATCGTCGCAGTATTTTTCCATTATTTCACCATATTTCATTTATTGCGGTTCCTCAAAGCCATGAGCTTGTCAACGCCGGAAGCGTTCTTTTCGATTTCCTGTGAAGTCTTTTGAATGTTTAGTAAATCAAGTGTAAGTTTTGAACGTGCGGAAGGTGAAATATAATATTTCGCCGCAAGGTCGTTAAACATCTGTGTCAATTTTGAGACAATCTTTAAGCAAATATCGTAGTTCGCAAGCGCAGCCGCGTCCGAAAAACTGCATTCTGAAAAGTGCTCCTGTGCCTCGCGCAGCTTTTCAAGAATCAACATCATGTTTTCGAGCTGTGGCAAGTCATTATAGGAAAGCACCTGCATTGAGATTAAATTATTCGTTAGACGTTTCCAGTATGAACGAACATATTTTGTTTTGATTGTTTTAGGGCAAGAAACTTTTGAATCCGGCGGAATTATCACGCCAGGAACAGCGCTAATCTTTTTTTCTGCAATTTCTTTGCCGTTGTCTCTGTCCTTTCTGTATGTGCCCTCAAGCTTTTTTAACGCGGTGGGCTTCCGCGGTCTTCCTGCCGGCATTAAAAATCCCCCTAAATTTTGGAAATAATTTTGACATTCTCTCGCGAAAAC